GTTCAGGATCGCCTCAAAGAGGGCGATTCTTGTATTTCAAGTACAACGAAGAGGATGGTTGGCAAGAGTATGTGAACGGCGTAAGCGTTGGCATCGGCGAGAACCCGACAGTGTTTTTCCGTCTCATATACGACTGGGAACGCGGAAAGGTAGGCGTTGAAACGTTCGCTTTTAATGGGACGACTGAGCCGAGGGTGAAGAGAGAGAACGGCGGCGTTACGTCCACTGTGTTGAAGTGGACTGCGAAGGAAATCATACTTCGGGCGGACGCTGGCGGCGTTGTTGTCAATGCCCTAACTATAGACGCCTATTCAGCATGGATCGCAAACATGAGCCTAGATTCGGCGTTAGCTTACATCGATGGCGCGCCGTGGTATTTCGAGCCGTACAATAGTAATCCCGTAACATTGCGACTTCGTGCGAATGCGCCAGCTACACTTTCAAAGACCAAGCCGCCGATCCTAACGGATTCCAAAGGAGTGGTTTTGAACACCGAGAATATTTGGAACGATTCTGGCAATGGTTGGAACATCAAATACACGGCAAAGCAGGCAGACAGTAGTGGCTTGTTTTTGCGAACGAATGCAGAGGTGAACATGGCAACAGAGAAATATGGAGCATTTGGAGATTTGGGCAAGTCTCTAAGCGTGACGCCAGTTTCGACGGATACCGTCGTGGCGGTATTGGCACGCGGAAAGACGGACTTAAACGCGGTGACTTTCGCGGATTTATCCGCCTATTTGGGCGACAGATCGATCAATCCGAGCGACGCTTGTGACATGTGCGCTTATGCGCTTTATGCGACCGCAGGCGTCAATAACGTCGTGTGGTGCGGTGGTACTGATTTGGCGGCTTGCATCAAGACGTTCCAAGACTACATGACGAGAACGCCGCAGGTTTCATGCATTGTGATTGACGGAGGGTTCACGACGTCAAAAGAAGACGCGGCGACGATACTTGCGGGCATCAAAAAGATTGACGGACATTGGGACGCGACGGCGATTCTCAATTGCAATGCGGCGCAAGACCACACTGGCAAGCCTTGCAGTTCTGAAGATGCAGTCGTGACAATGGGCTTCATCAAGACGGGAGCAAACATTCTGCCTTTGAGCGCGATCCGTGCTGGTCTTTGCGCAAGAAGCGACGCAGAGTACGGAGCGCCGGCGCGTAGTGGCGGTAATTTGCCGATCCCGAACGCCGAAGCGTGGGGTTCGTATGAATCAAATTCTTTTACGGCGATGCCTATCAGCGAGACGCTTGCGACGAGTTTGTCGGCGGAAGGCGTTTGTGCCGTCGTCAATTATTCGGGCACGTATCGCACATGGGGCGACCATACGAGCCTATTTGCGGCGGGCACAATCACCGACGAGCGGGCGCGATTCGACAATAGCATCCGAATGCTTCGTTCCATCACGAACCGCTTCCAACTCAAATACCGTGCTTCGATTGATTCGCCTTTCACATTGCAGATGCGAAACGACATCATCAACGAGCAATTGGACTATCTGAACGGATTAGTCGCCAAGGGCGCGCTCATCGGCAAGCCTACGTGCGAGTTCAGAGCGATTGACAATCCCAAAGACAACATCCAAAAGGGCGAGTTCAAGTGGAATATCACATGCACGACGACGAATCCGCTTAAATACGCCTATGTGAGCGTGTCTTACACGAGCGCAGGGCTTGATTCATTGGTAGAGGAGGGCTAAAACATGCTAGTTCAGATACCGCGCCATGGCGCGATTAAAGGTTGCACGGTTTATGCGGCGCCCAATGGCGTAGCATCCAAGACGCCAGCTTGCATCGATGCGAGCGTGACGCTCCCCCAACTATCATTCCCTACGAACACAATCCAAGCGATGGGCGGCTTCGACATTCCCGATCAGACGCGCCTGGACGCTATGACGTGCACGATCAGTGTCGAAGCGGGCGTCGAGTCAAACGATCTCATGCAAAGCGGCAATGCGTCGTATATCATTCGATGGGGGCAAGAGGTCACGTATCCCGACGGCACGATCGGTCTTGAGAAGTGGCAAGCCTTCGTTTCTGGTATCGTCGCATCGAGCCCGGCGCCTTCTTTGGAGGTTGGGCAATCTGGAACAAGCGATATCACAATCAATGTGAGTCGCTATCGCCTTGTTCATAACGACGTGAACGAGCTTTACGCGATTGACCGCATCGCCGGGATTCTTCGCATCAATGGCGAGGATTTGCGAGCGCCTTTGAACGCTATTCTGTAGCGGATGAAGGCGACAAGCCCGTGACAATCACGGGCTTTTTGTGTATTTTGGAGCAGTGGAGGCTATGGAAATGGACAATAAATTCAAATTGAGAAAAGCAATAAATGGCATCGAGGAGTTAAATTTCGCGTTCGATAAGCTCACGGCGATTGACTACAAGACGATATGCAGGATTGAGCGAAAGATGAACGGATTGAGCGTTGACGCGCTCGCAGATTCAATCATTGCGAGCGCAGGGACGCGCAAGACATCGAGCGAGTTTCGCATCGCGTGCGCATGGGTTGCGGCGGTAAAGGGCACGGATGGGCTAACGGTGGACGACTACGATCAATTGTCGCTCGACGACTTGTTAGAGCTGGAGACGTTCGGCTTGCTTTTTTTCGTCGGGTCTTTGGAGTAGACGGCGCAAACTTCAAAGAATTCTTTCTTCGCACCTATGGCGAAATCGGCGCGGTTTCGATGGTGTTCCATACTTCGGCGACGGAGCTATTGCACATGCCGTTGGCGGACTTCTACGAAACATTCAGTTTAATCTACCAAGAATCGAATCGGAGACGTGGCAATGCGTAAAAGCCGATATGAAATAGAACTAGGGATCAAGGGCGACGACAAGGTGCGCGCCCAGATACGCGAGATTGACGACGGCGTCGCGAGCATTTCGGAAAGTGCGAGCAATCTGGACTTCAAAGGCGCGTTGAACGGAGCGCAAGAGCTATCGAAGAAGATGGCGGAGGTTGTCAAGGGCGGCGAAGATGCAACTTTGCAGATGAACGCGTTCGAGTCGGCATCGAAGAAGGCAATAAAGGAGCTTGAAAAACAGGCAAGCGACCTTACCTATTCGCTATCGGAGCAGGGAAAAGCCCAGCGAGCACGCCTTCGGGCGATTGACGACGAGATTGCCAAACTAGGTAAGAGCAAAGAGGACGCCAAAAAGCGCAAAGAGCTTGAAAAAGAGCGCGCAAAGATTGCGAAAACAGTCGTTGATTTGAGCGACGAGGAACTGAAACAGGCTTTGCGGCTCAATCAGGCATCGCGCGCCGAATTGAAACTTGCAGTACAGAACGGCAAGTTGATGCGCACGGAGACGAAAGAGCAAAAAAAGCTCGCTCAGCTTGTCAAAGACGACCTAAAGGGCATCAAAGACAAGATAAAAGCGCAATTTGAGTTCATCAAAGCCCTAAAGACAACCGAGGGACGCTATAACGCACTAAAGAAGGCGGGCGCGATGGGCGTAAAGGCGGGCGTCGGCATCGCCAAGGGCGCAGGAAAGGCGGCTTTAGGCGGCATCGGCATCGCGGCGGCAGCAGTGGGGGCTATTGCGAGCAATGCAGGCGCGGCAACAGACACTGCCGTCGAGCGAGAGAGAGCGGCGGCGCGTGTTCGAGGATTGAGCCAGGAACAGGCAAGCGAAGCCGTTTCTCGTATTTACTCTATAACGGGGGCAGATAGTGAACGGATCGTTGCGGCTATCCATGCCGTGCAAAGCGTATTAGGCAGGGGCTTGAGCGTTGACGAGCTGGTGCAAACGGCATCGGGGGAAGTGTTGAGCCCTGGAATCTCTGCGCTATACCGGCAACAGACCAAGGGCGATACTTCGGCAAGCGCATTGATCGCACTTGCCAATCAGACGAGAGCATCGACGAGAGAAACGGGGGCAAGTGTCGAGCAAATCGCGTCGGCGCGTGAGTATTTAGCGAACACGTCGAATCGGACGCAATCCAAAGCCCCGTTGCGGCAACAAGAAGCCGTTTATTTGTCGCTACTCAATAGCGGTGCATTTGACGACGAAGCGGAAGTTCAAGAGGCTTACAAGCGGTTTATATCGCGATTGAAGCCTAACGAGGATATCTTCGAGGCGGCGTCAAAGTTTGACTGGACGCGCGGGCTATCGGCGACGAACAAGATCCAAGCGAGCAACGCGATAAAGGCGACGAATTGGGATGCATTGCGCGCTATTGGCAATCAGCAATACCGCGGCGACGCGCTATCGTTGACGAGCAACGAGGAACGCGCATCGAGAATGCGAGCGACGCAAGAGCGATTGCAGGACGTGCAATTGCGCGTCTTGGAGGCTATCGACGCGGCAATCACGAAGATCGGTCCGGAAAAGCTCAAAGAAATGATCGATGGAGTGTTAAATTTTGCGACGGAGATCGTTACACGGCTTTTGCCGATCATGGTCAATCTGATTGAGACATTAGAGCCGGTATTGCAACCGCTTTTAGATGCGTTGCTATCGCTTGTGGATTTGTTGGGCGAGGCGGTGGAGTGGCTTAAAACTAACGACGTCGGCGGCAAGGCAAAGAGCACGTTCGACGTTGCTAAGAACTTCGGACTTGTGGGCTTACTCAGCAATCTATTCGGCGACGACGAGGACGAAGGCGCAACGCTCAATGGTCATGCCAGGGCAGACGGCGGCATTGCGAGCATCCCGACGATAGTTGGCGAGCGAGGGGCGGAAATGGTCATCCCGTTCGACTTCGCGCGCCGAGGACGTGCAAATAACCTTGTTCAGACATTCAATCAAACGTTCAATTTGGCGCAGAATCAGACGACGGCATCGAGTTTGGCGGCGACGATGCGCACGAATGGGAGGTGGGGACGATGAAATACACGGCAAGTTTTGGCGATACGTGGGACACCGTAGCTTACAAGGTATGCGGCGACGAATTCGAGTGCGACGCCTTGCGACGAGCGAATAGACCGTATAGCGACGTTTTGGTCTTTGACGGTGGGGAATCGCTCATCATCCCGTCGGATATTGGCGATAGCCTAACGACGGAGGCATCGAGCGTCGTTTCTTCGGCGTCGGTGCGCGTTATCGCGGCGGAGTGGTAGGCGATGAAATATTTGACTTTGGGAGATTTGCAGATCCCGCTTTGTTTCGTATCCAATGTGAGTTGGAGCAAGACGAGCAAGACGACGACGGCGAGCGATGGGCGCGTTCGAGCGCGCGGTTTTGGCGCTGTGGAAGTGTCTTTGCGCTTGTCTTTGGATGTTCCGACGTGCAGTGCATGGGGATTGAGTGCGAGCGAGTGGATCGACAAGCTATCAAATCTTCCGGTGGAGCGAACGACAGGCGCTGCGCAATTGCAGATCGGCGAGTTGACGGTTTATCCGTCGGTGCTTTTCGCCATTTCGTCCATCAATACGACGGAATCGAGCGACGCATCGAGCACGGCGGCATCGCTCATCGAGTGCGATATAACGTTGTCTGGAGTTGCGACGGCGAAGGCGGTTTCGAGGAACGAGCAATTGGCGAAGGCGGATGCGCAAGCAGTGATTCCCGACGTTACAATCGGCATCGAGGGAAGCGCAAACACGATCCAGCTTAAAGACGTTTACGCGATAAACGAGTTTGTGCGGGCAAATGCGTCTATTCGTCTAGGCTTTAGCGTCGGCGACGATTTGGCATTGCCCGATCGTGAGAGTTTCTTCAATGAGTTTGTGGCGCGTGGATTCGTCGAAGCCGACGGCGTGAAATGGTACGTCGTAGACGGCTTGATTCTGGACAATGAAATCGCGGTCACGTGTAGTGCATTGCCCGCAAAGTCGATGCAAAGTGCGCATCGGACGTGGCTCAATGGCGCGTCTTTGCGTTCAATCTTCGTCGAGTTGGGCGACATGTGCGGCGCATCGAGCGTCGATTGTGGCATCGATGGGACGATTGACTATTATTTGCTCAATGGTTCACCTTTGGAGGCTATACAGACCATCGCAAGAGACATTGGCGCGATTATTTACGCGCAAAACGCGCGTGTTCGCATTCTACCGACGACGCGCAAGCAAGACATCGCCTATGCTTTACCGCTCAAAGAAACGCAATTTGACGTTATCGAGGACAACAGGGGCGAGGGCTTCGGCGGTGTGGACTGGTGCGACGGCGTGCGACGGTTTAATGCGGGCGATACGGCTAAGAATTGCCACGTGGTGCGAAGTTCGATACGCATGAACGCAAAAGCCGTTGCACAAGCCGTGCTTGAGGCGGAAAACTTTAAGTCCCGTCGCCTTCGCGTCTCAATGCCATTGCGAGACGACATCGTCGTCGGAAGCGCTCTTTCCCTGGAGTTGCAAAACGAACAAGTCGTGGTGGTGGTCAATGGCACTGAAAAGGACTATTTAAGCGAGATATTGACGGTGGAGGCGTTCGCAGTATGATTGAGCTTTGCTACATGATAATCGACGAGATGGGCACGGATAAAGACGAAGCGGGGGCGGTTATGAGCGCGACAGCGCATTGCGAGCACGAAGAAAACACGCAATGCGTATTGCATTTGCCGCCCAGCCTTCGCCCCAATCAATGCGATATAAAGAAAGGCGCGCGTGTTTTGGGCGCATTTGATACGGATAATGGCGTCGGCGTCGCTTTGGTAGGGCTTGAGGGCGCGTTTTGGGGCTATCGAGTGAACGGGAGCAAGGGTTTGAGCGTCGAAAAGGACGTAAAAGTCGGCGGCGCGTTATCCGTAACGGGAGACGTAAGCGGCAAGGCGGGCGCATCATTCGTAAAAGACGTAAAAACGAAGGCGGACTTCAAAACGCCAACGGTATCGCTAAACACGCATACGCATCCGACGCCGAGCGGAACGAGCGGCGCGCCGACGCCGACACCGACGGGGGCATGATATGGCTGATAATCGATTGATATTTGAGAGTGGACGAACGCTTGAATTGCTCAATAGCGAACAATTATCATACGGTCGGTCACTCGCTACGAAACAGACGACGCGATACGACGGTTCGAAGCGACCTCAAGACACGAGCTATCGCGGCAAAGCGCAAGCAAAGACGGCGACAATTGACGCCCACATCATGCCATACGACGGTAAATCCATCCCAGAGTATATCGCGAGGTGTGAGGACGCAGTAGGCGAGCGCGTGCGATTGATTTACAATGGCAAAGATCGAGGCGAATACATCGTCGTAGGCGTTCAATTTGTGCCAGAAATTGACGCCACGTGCGGCATCTTTGCGTGTGCAATATCTTTCAATTTAACCGAAGGCACAATTCGCTATCGAGAGCGAGTAAAGGATGTTGTAGTATGAGTATAAGAGAGACGGCGAGCCACGTGGCGAACATGGTTTCATGCAGGAAGGGCACGCATTGCCTATTTCGCGCCTTCGGTTTGGGCGTGATAGACGATCCGGCGCCTTCGGCGATCACATTGTCGAGCGTTCGAGCCGAGTGTGCGAAATGGTATCCAAACATCGACGTCGAGCGACTGGATCGGAAAGGCGACGGAGAGTTCGCGGTGGTGATTAAAAGCGTCTAGGATTGAACGAGCGGCGATTGTGGCGCGATTCGTGAAAAAGGCGATTAAATACATGTCGAGACGATAAACGCGCGAATAGACGCCTTTGAGACGAAATACGGGAGGGGTTGAAATGGCATTAGAATTTATATCGGATATGAGCACGAAGGCTTTGTTCAATAGCATCAAAGCCAAATACAAGACAGAGACGGGCGAGGACCTGGAGATCGGCTCGAATGAGTTCGCAATCGCAAGTGCCGTTGCCTACGTCTTCGGCGGCATGGTGGAGCGATTTAACGACATGGCTGCGAATCGCTACATCGACACGGCGCGGGGCGAGTATCTAGACGCATTGGCGGCTAATTTGGGCGTAGATCGACCGCACGAAACGCGAGCCACGTGCACGTTTCTTGTGAGCAATCAGACGCCGAGCGAAATAATCATCGAAAAGGATACAGTCGTTATCGACGACGGCAACGGGCATGAGTTCCGACCGTACTATGGCTTGGGCGAGTTCCGAAGAATTCCCGCAGGTGAAATACGAGCAACGCTTTTTGCATCTGTTACGTTCGATGAATCGAACAACGGCATCCCGTTTGGCACGATGCAGAAGATACAGAAGCGTTCAGACGGGCAAGTCGTCTATTATCAAGCGACGACGACCGAAGGCGCAAATCCGAACGCCTATCCATACACGCCAGAGGGCGACGACGCGTTCAGAGCGATAATCCCAAGTTTGGCGGCGCGTATTCGTAGCGCAGGAAGTCAAGCCTATTACAACGCATGGTGCAGGCAATACAGCCCATACATATTGGACGCCTATTGTCTAGTAGACGGCGACGAAGGCTTCGTTCCTGGGGAGGTGCGCATCTTTGTTTCGATAGACGGTGACGGTCCGGCAGGATTTGACGCCATATCGTGCAAGCGAGCACTGGAAGAGGAAGAGGACAGACCGATAAACGACTTTATCGCGAGCGTCGAGATCTGCGAAGAGCAATTCGAGGTTGTGAAATATTCGCTATATTACGATCCAATGAAGATGGGCTACGCTCTTGCAGACGAGATTGCAAAAGCCGCTTGTGAGCGATTGAGAGCCTACTACATGCAGAACATCGGGTTGGATGTGTCGATACAGCGATTTAACGAGCTTGTGGCGGCAAAAGACACGAACAAAGGCATCGTGAGCGTCGAGCAGTTCGCCCAGGTGAATGGACAACTCATTGGAAATGTCGTGTTCCCCGTGCCTTGCAACAAGATTGCGTCGCGTCGCTTCGAGTATGAGGTTATAGCCAAGGTGGACGAGTAGGAGGGCGTGCGATGAAGCTAACAGACGTTGATTTGAACGAGCTTTTGCCAATTTACGCGCAGGGAACACCTATTGCCAACGCCATTGGCGGCGCAGTGGCAAGCGCGATGGGCGCAATCTTCGGTCGGTGCGAGTCTTTGCCGTGCGAGGCGTCACAAGTCGCATGTAATGCAATGCGAGATGACGAGCTAGACCGCGTGGCGCAAGATTTACAGATTGTGATTTACGATCCAGCCGCCAGCCACGAGGAGAAGGCGCGATTCGTCTATGAGTTCGCGGGCACTCGATACACGGCGGGATCTTATGCCAATCTCAAAAAGGGCTTGTCTATCTTCGCAAAGATACCAGAGTGGGACGTGCGCATCGAGCGCGAATCCACATGGCGCTATTATATCCAGCTAGAGAGCCCGCCCGCCGTCTCGATTGAACGCCAGCGCATGATGGAACGGCTTATTCCGAAGGCGCATCGAGCCGTATTGGGATTTGATGGCATGGATATACATTACGGAAACGAAGGCGAGAGTCGCTTGTTTACGCCAGCGGGCAATTCGTGCGCGGATACGCTTGTTAAGGGCGATGCGAGTGTTCGCCCAATGACAAAAATCCCAGCGAAGATCGTTGTTACAGAGTTTGGCGGCGTTAGCGCGCCATTCGCAGTGGACGTTTTGGCACACGGAACTAGTCTTGTCACTTCTCTAGATCGAAACGTCAACTTCGTTGTCAATCTCTATCCCGCGTATATCAGCGAATCGAATATGCGAAAGAATATCGCGTTCAAATCCGACGCGGTTCCGTCGAATTTAATGGCATTGATCCAGCGAGATTGTAAAGATGGTATTGTGCCCAATACCACAACGTCGTATATCGGCGGCAACGGCGTTGCGTGCAAATTACCACCGCTTGAAACGTATAATCCAGACGGATACGATTATTCACAATCGGCGAATATTGATGCATTGGATATGATACTATTTACCGCCATCGTGCCACAGCCAGCGTTCTATTTCACGAAGAAGTATGACAAGGACTTTTTGCAGAATGCAACATACAACCTAGAACTTCGTTCTCTTACAAAGAATTATACAGACGACAAGGCAAGCGCGATCGGGCGATATTGCATCGCTCTTGCGTGGGAAATCGGTAAATTGGCGGCTTATGATGAAGATTTGAACGGTGATTTGTTGCTTGAGGAGATCGCAAAAGGCGATTGCAACGAGCTTTTGTTCAATGGATGGTTAAAGCCTACGCCACAACTAGGAATAGGTGGAAGCGATGCATGGATCTCTGCATACGCCAATTACAACATGAGAGCGGTTATAGCGAATTGGGCGGACGTTCTGGACACGAATGTTCACAAGGCATCGTGGGACGGCATGAAGGAGGATATATTGATTAAATGGCAATCGCGAAACATCATAGAGGGAACTGTTTTATCGCAATTGTCGCTTAATGCGTGGCGGAGCATGTTTATTCCCTATCCCCGCGAATGGGCGTAAATCATAAAGGAGTAGAAAAATGGCAAATTGGAATGTTCAGCAAGTAACGAATTGGGGTTGCGCATACTTCGCCGCGTCGAGCACGACGAATCCCGTTAAAGCGACGGGCGGCGCGGCGAGTAACACTTCGTTCAATGTGGCGCAGGCGCAAGCCATCGACACGAAGGATCAATTCACGGGCGCGTATTCGGATGTGTCTTCAAAGATTCTATCGCTATCTGTGACGGGGCAAACATTGCGCGCCGTCGTTCAGTTCAAATCGACGGGTGACACGGCACGGACGTGCAAATCCGTTGCTCTTTTGAGCAACAACAACGTCATCGCCA